TGTGGTGCGGCCTCCTTGCGCCAACCTCGGGGCGTTCATTCACGACGTTTGAGCGTTATCAAGCGCGGCGGCAAGCGTTTTTAGATGTTCTTCTTTTGTGTATTCAGGAGTGTAGCGCACGCCAGCCATATCGAGAGCAGCAATAATTGCAATAATGATGGAACTTCCGATTAAAGCCAGCAATAAAAACTTCGAGGATTTCTTCATTCTATAAATAGGTTTGATTGATTCATGTATACGCGGTAGCTGCGCACCTTACCGTCGGTTACTGAATACGACCGTGTTGCCGATGGTCATAGCCACGTAGCCCAGCACGAGCGAGATGTGGCGAATCGAAGCCACGGGGATGCTAAACGGCGGGTGCACAAGGCTGCCGTCTTCATACTTTTCCGTGTTGGTGCTTTCAGCGATGAGTACGTCGGGGGTGCGTCCACGGCGCAGGCGTTTCGTGACGCGGTACTCGTCTGTTTCGACTACGTAGTCACGCCCGGGAATGATGTAGGCTGGATCGAAGATCTCCCTCAAGATAAGTATGCAGCCGGATGGATATTCGTCCATACTGTCTTCGTAGTGGCGTATGGCAGACGTGGCGCCGCGAAACCAATCTCCGGCGTCGATATACTCAGCCGTGCTCCCGTAGTAGGTGTCCACATCGGCGTCGCCATTGAGGCGGCCGCCCATCGTTTGGACACTATCAAAGAAGGGGATCAGGTTGCGCCCTTTGGGTGGGGTCTCATCAAAAGATGTATCAATGAGAGAGACGCTCTCGTCTATTCCCCGCCGCGCGTCGGTCATTTCTCCCTCGCCAGACATGATCCATGCACGGGAGATGCCAAAGGCTCGAGAGATGCCGAACAGCGTTGCGTCCGAAGGGGTGCCCCCGGGAGCCATTTCAGCGGCAAAGGTGGCGGGCTTCACGCGGATCTTTTCGGCAAAATCATCTGCCGTGAGGCCGTGATCCTGCATCACGCCACGAATGCGCCGCTGCATGGGGCTTTCGCCACCGGGCGCTGGATCGCTGTTGCGCAGCATCTCCCCCTCGCCGGTGAGTAGCCAGGATCTATTCGCATGGAAGTAATCTGCAAGCAGATCTATGTTTTTGATGTTTGGCTTGGAGGTAGCCTTGTTCAGCAGTCTGCTTAACGTAGACTGCGAAATGCCTGTTCTCATCGAGACTTCATAGGGGGTCGCACCCGCCTTATCTATTAGGTGTCTCAACCTTTCGCTAAATCCTTCTGTATCGTAGTTGCCTGCTGAATTCAGTATTTCGCCCTCGCCGGTCTCAAGCCATTCTACATTGACAGAATAATCTTTCTCGAGTACCCGTTTTATAGAATCTGAGACCTTTATACCAGCCTTTTTTCTATATATATCCGACAAGCTGCCTTGTTTTATGCCCAAAGCGTCAGCAAACTCCGATTGACTTTTGAATCCGAGGATCTCTTGCAGTTCCTTCAAGCGGTCATTCTCGCTCATCAAACCACCTTCAGTCTCCTGTTTTCCACTGTCGTTATCATCATCCGGCTTCTTGTTTAACATCTCGCCTTCGCCGGTGAGCAGCCAGTTAATATTAAACTGAGGATACTTCTTTACGATGGCGCTTGCGACCACCCCGGAAATCTTTTTGGTCTTCTTCCTCTGGATATCGTTTATTCTTTGGTATTCGACGCCAATACTGGAAGAAAAGGTAGGCGCCTTCATCTCAAGCACGGATAACACCTGCTCGATAATCTCATTTCCGCTTGCCTTCATATCGTCTCAATCTTATATATATTCTAACAGCACTCAAAACACACCAATCAAAAACGCATATTCCGCCGATGCAATGCCATGTAAATCCGATATTGAATTCAGTCATGCAAGATTTTTCTTGCATAAAACTATTGCATATAAGAAATCTCTTATATCTTTGCGCCATGATTTGATACAAAAGTAGAGAAATAAACAAGTAAAGAATATGGCAACGGTAATAATCAACAGCAAGGAAGACGCCGACATGGTAACGGCAGGCATGACGGAGGTAACGATGAATGAGTTCTACGACGTGGTGGGGCCTTTGGATGTGATCTTTCAGGATGGACGATACATACACACATCGCTTTTTGTAGAACGCTACGGCGTTGAACCGGTAGGCGTTGCAAGGGATTACCCCGAAGAGTACGAGAGAGGCTTTTGGAAAAAGAGATACTTCCTGAGCAAGAGCTACCTCCCCGAGACCAAGAAAGGCAACCGCAAACGCAAAAGATGAAACCAACCCCGCAGGAGGGCGTGGAGAGGCGAAAGCCCCCACCCCTCCACACGGCCGGGGCAAGAAATAGCAACACACAAACGGAAAACAGAAAGATGGAAAAGCATTTCAAACTCACAGAGGAGACGATCGAGTGGCAGGGGCACACCCTACACCGTATTGAGGCAACGAGAGACAGCTACTGGGCGAATGCCGGCGAGAAAGGCGGCTTCGTAGAGAGCGAGGATAACCTAATGAACGAGTCTTGGGTGGCCGATGAGGCCAAAGTCTGGGGTGGCGCTCGATTATGGAACTATTCGACCGCCTATGGAAGCGCACAAATCTTCGATGACTGCAACCTATTAGAAGGAGTAGTAGTGAGCGGAGAGGCCCGTGTTCACGGCGCCAACACATTCGTAACAGCCGCCGCGCATATTCATGGAGGGGAGATCAAAGATAGGACTGACTACATGGTCTTTCAGGGGTTTGAAGACAGTGAAATATTAACCGCCTATCGGGATACGAACGACATACCGACTGTAACCCTCAGCGGCGGCTGGTACACCCTGCCGAACTTCATCCGATTGGCCAAACAGCGCTATGAGAACAACCCCGATCGCCTCGAAGAGGTGCGCCTTATCGCCGAACTGATCCGCCTACGCTTCGACAAGTAAAACAACAAAACGATATGGAGTACAGAGAAAAGTATTTGACACAAGCAGAGAAAGACGAGCGCGTCTACACCTACTTCCAAAAGAAGCTGGTTGAAGGGGCAAACGTCACCCGCGCCACGTATGACGCAATGACGGCCTTCGGATTCAGGACGCCGCAAACGATGTATAACATCCGCCGGCGCGTAGAGAGCCGTCGGGCTGCAGCCGATAGGAAGGCCGCAAAGGCGTAAGAAAGGAGGACACAGACGATGGCAACAACAACGAAAATCAACGGGCGGGCGGAGCGCCGACAGGCGGCGGCCGTGACCAAAGAGTGGTACAGCGAGCGCGAGGCGGCGATCTACACGGGCGTCTCGGTGGAGACGCTCAAACGGATGCGACAGGCAGGCGTGGTGCGCTACGGCGTGCGCCGCGATGGCCGCGGTATTACCTACCGGCGGGGCGACTTAGACCGGGTCATGGAGCGCGAGTTCATCTTCAACGAGGCCCTGCCGGTGGACCCGAACGCGGGTCTGATCACCCTGGGGCAAGGACGGAGGACACGGCTATGAAGACCTTCATCGACGAAGCGCGTTACCTCTTCTTGGAGTCCACGGGCTGGACACGCCTCACGTGGCGCGACCGCTGGGTGGCCATCTACTTCGCCCTCTCGCTCTGCGCCGTGTGCATCATCAAAGAGGCCCCCGTGTGGGTCTGGATCGCCGTGGCCGTAAACTTTATGAACGCCGCGCGCATGGTACGCCGGATCGACCTGCCGGAGCTCTCCGACGGCGACGGCGAACCGGAATCTCCATCGAACGACAGCAAGCACGACAACAACGACCGCCCGGGCGCTCAGCCTCCCGCGGCAGCTTCGGCGGCGTAACACAACAGTAATCACACAAACACAGAACTGAAATAATGGCAACGAATAAGTACGGGAAAGAGATAATCACCAAAGAGCGCGCGGCGCGTGATTTAGCCGAGCTCTTGGGGTGCCTCCCTTTCGAGCAAAGGGTAAGCGGGCGGAACTTTTACAGCGGGAAACCCGATAAAGATGGAGTCTACGCGCTTTTCATCGACAAGCGGCAGACGAACTATCACGAAGCGCGGCGAATTATAGTGGAGTACTTCGACGACAAAGTTCTCGAGGAGGGCGGCTGCAAGGTTGAGAACTGCTTGGTGCTTTTCACACTGATAAGCATTGGCGTACCGGTAAACTAACAATCACACACACAAACACGAATAGAAAGAAATGGAAACAGAGAAAGTAAACATGGGCGAAACGGCGCCTGACAAAGATTTTTTAGACAGAGTAGACGAAATAGCAGATGAACTGAGATCCATGGGGCAGGAGGATGTGAAAAACAGGTTCGTTTTACTAATCGCTGGAGAGGGAGGGCTCGTAACAAGGCTGCTCCAAGGCTATACAGGTCGTCTTGCAGGCATTTCGGGGCAGTCTTTGGCGTCAGACGAAGAGGGGCGCAAAGTCATGCTTAGAATCATTATTAACTGGTTGAGCTCGATAGACACGCACACCGCACTGAATATTACAAAAGTGCTCCACGAGACAACGAAGCAGATATCGAAAGAAGAAGTATCCCGCCCGAAGGCAGAGGCGTAAAGTCGAATCACCCAAACACGAATCACAATGAAAGAGAGGAAAAGCAAGGAAGAGGCGAAGTCGCCCTGGGAGGTGGTCTCGCCGGAGCGCGCCGTAAGGGAACTGGCGGAGCTGCTGGGCTGCGTGCCTTACAAGTGGCCCCGCAACGACTGGGATTATAACGCCTGGAATGAGCAACCGAACGAACGAAACGCCTACAAGATTTTCGTGTGCCAGCGATCGCCTGAGATCCGCGAAAAGGCCGAGCGAACGGTAAGAAGCTACTTCCGGAGCAAGGGCCTCACTCGAGGTTGCTGCGAGATCCGCTCACAGGATCCGATCTCCCTTATGACAATCGAGGTCGGCGCGCCGCTCGTCGCGGATTGTGCTTACCCCGGATTAACACTGATTCGATTAGGGTAAAAATTTCCTCACCCCAAACACATAAACATCTCAACGAATAAACGGGCCGTCAGGCCCACACACAAACACGAACACAACAATGAAAAGGATAACGATTGAAGAGCTGCACCTACTGAACTTCCGCGGAGCGCGGGACGTCAAGGTCAGCTTCACGGCCGGGACGAACATCGTCTGCGGCGATAATGGCACGGGCAAGTCTACCCTGATGGACGCCTTCCTCTGGCTGCTTTTCGGCAAGGATGCGGAGGAGCGGAAGGACTACGAGATCAAACGCCTCGAGGCCGGCGAGACGCTCCGACGCACGGACGCCACGGTGGAATGCCGCATCGACGTGGACGGCCAACAGAACACCCTGCGACGCTCCCTCCGAGAGGTATGGAGCAAACCACGCGGCGCTACGGAGCCCGTATTCAAAGGCAACGAGACGGAGTACACGATCAACGATGTGCCCAAAAAGATGAGCGAGTTCGACGCCTGGGTGGCGGAGCATCTGGCGCCTGCGGATGTCTTTCGGTTGCTGACCGACGCCGGCTGCTTCCCCCGCCTGAAGTGGGAGAAACAGCGAGAGAAGCTCTTCGAGCTGGCCGGCGGCGTGGACGAGGAGGCCGTAAAGGCCAGCGTGGACGGTCTCGCGGATCTGCTGGCACGCCTCTCGGATAAGTCGCTCGAGGATTACAAACGGGAGCTGGCCGCCCGCAAGCGGAAGCTCAGGAAAGCGCTCGAGGAGATCCCCGCGCGGTCGGATCAGACGCGGCTGATGATCCCCACCACCGACGCCCGCGACGTCTGGGAACGTAAGCTGGCCGATGTGGACGCCCGGCTGGCCGAGCTGAACCGGGAGGCCGCCGACTTTGCCGCCCGGGAGCGTGCGCGGGGCGCCGAGGCCCGTCGCCGGGTGGAGGAGGTCGAGGCGCTCAAGACCCGCATGGCCCGCCGCACGGCCGAGCTACGGCGTGCCGCCACCACCGAGGCTGAACGGCTGAATGAGGGGCGCCGGCAGGTCGAGGTGCGCCTCCAAGACCTCCAAGCGGCGGAGACCACCGCCACACGCAGGCTCAAGGACGCCACGGCGGAGGTGGACGAGCTGGCCCTACGGATCAACCAGAAGGAAGAGGCCTGCGAGCGGCTGCGCGCCGCGTGGTACGCCGAGAGCGCCCGGCCTTACACGGGCGACCACGTGTGCCCGCACTGCCTTCAGCCGCTGCCGGAAGAGATGCAGCGAGACAACAGCCGCCGGTTCGAGGAGTCGAAGCGGGAGCGCCTCAGCCAGATCCAGACCGACGGCCACCGGACGAAGGCGGAGATCACCCGGCTGGAGGAGGAGATGAAGACGGCCGAGGCGCGGCTGGACAGAGCTGCCGCCGATGCCTTCGACGCCGAAGCAAGTGCTGAGATCCTCCGGGAGGAGCTGGCCGAGATGCCCGACCGCGTGGAGCCAGCCGCGGTGGATCCGATGGCGGATGAGGCGTACCGCGCTATGGCCGAAGAGCTGGCCGCGATGGAGGCTGATGCCCAGCAGACCTTGCCGGCGTCCGAGCCGAATGGTGGCGAGGCCATCACCGCCCGACTGGCGACCCTCAACCGTGAGCGCGACACGATCCGCCGCGGGCTCTCTGATTGCGACACCGCCGACAGCCTCCGCGCCGAGATCCGGCGCTTGGACGAAGAGGCGCGCACGCTGGCTCAGCAACTCTCCGACGTCGATCGCGACGAAGACACCATGCGCCGCTACACCCGCGCCCGCATTGAGACCGTGGAGCAGCGGGTGAACAGCCTCTTCCGCACGGTTCGCTTCCGCCTTTTTGAGTACACCAACGAGGGAGGCGAGGTGGACACCTGTGTGCCGCTCGTGGGCGACGACGGCGTACCCTACCCGGTGGCCAACACGGCCGCGCAGGTCTGGGCGGGGCTGGAGATCATCCGCGTCTTGCAACAGCATGCCGGCGTATCGACCCCCGTGTTCGTGGACGGCGCCGAGCGCGTGACCCAGTTCCCGGAGATGGACCACCAAGCGATCTTGCTCCGCGTGGTGGAAGGCGTACGGCCGTTGCGGGTAGAATCGAAAGCATAAAGCATAAAGCACAACCCACAAACGACACAGAGATGAATCCAGCAGAGTTCCGCCGCGGGGCGCAGTACATCTACACCGGCGGCCCGGTAGAAGCCGAATACGTGACTTTCGTGTATCCCGGGATCAATCACTACAACTTCATGGACGCCGACGGCCGTACGATCCGGCTCAGCTATTCCGAGGCGCGGACGTTTATCCAGCGCATACATTAACAGACAACGCCCCCGCTATGGGGCATTCATCCAACCAATAAAACCCACAAGACATCATGGTAGTAACAGAGCAAATCACCCGGGGCACCATCGAGGTGCCCGCAGCCGGCGGTAACATCACCGTCGAGATCAGTGTAGAACGCAATCCAGAAGGCGCGCCCGTTGAACTCGCGGCCAGCTTTCGGCGCACCGCCAAAGACGGCAGTACGCAGTATTTCGGCAGCGCACAGGCCGGGCCAGACGGATCCGTGGGTCTCTATTTGAGCGCTACCAGCACCCCGTTGCCCGACGGCCTAAAGAGTTCCCTGCTGGCCGCCGTACTGAAAGAGGCCGCCGCCGTTTTCCAACCCGAAACGAAGGAAGCGGCCGAATGACCAACCACGGTGAGGGGCGGCTGGGCCACATGCCCACCGCCCCCACCCAAACAGATAAACGCCTAAACAATTCAACCGGGCTCCAGCCCACAACACACAAACAGAAATGGAAACCACCCACACCGCCCCGGCCATGCAGCCGCAGGGCACAGCCACACCCCAAGAGAGAGGCATCACCCGCTACACCGTAAACGGCGAAGAAGTCGCCCTGAGCGAGAAGATCGTCACCGACTACCTCACCCGCGGCAGCAACATCCCCCGTGCAGACATTGTGCAATTCATCGCCATCTGCAAATACAACCGCCTGAACCCCTTCCTGAATGAGGCCTACCTCGTCAAGTACGGCGACAAGCCGGCTCAGATGATCGTCTCGAAAGAAGCGCTGCTGAAGCGCGCCGAGAGCTGCCCCGAGTTCGACGGGCTGCAGGCCGGCCTGATCGTCAAGCGCGGCAGCGACATCGTCGAGGAAGAGGGCGCACTGCTCCTCCCCGAGGATCAGCTGCTCGGCGGCTGGGCGCGCGTCTACAGGACGGATCGCAAGTACCCCTCCACGGCGCGCGTATCGCTCACCGAGTACGACCGCAAGCAGTCCACCTGGAATACCATGCGCGCCACCATGATCCGCAAGACGGCCGTCGTGCAAGCCCTGCGCGAAGCCTTCCCCACGCAGCTCGGTGCCATGTACACGGCCGAAGAGCGTGGCATCCCCGAAGACGCCACCTACGAAGACGTCACCCAGCGCCTCGAGCGCGAGAAGGCCGCCGAGGCCAACCGCACCGCGCTCAGCATCGATAACGTACCACCCGCCACTGGCCCAGCTTCGCCGGCGCCCGCAGCCGCCCCGGGATTCTGATATGGAAACAATGGAAACGAACGACACGCTTCGCGCCGCATGGGACGAGACCTGCCTCCGGGCGGGCCTCCCCTCCATCAGCCGCGACACCTCGGCCCGGATCATGGCCGTGCTGCACGTGGAGAGCGGCTGCACCACGGCGGTAACACATTCGCCCAAGTTGCGGGCCGATCTGGAGTATATCCAAAAGCGATTCGGCATATCTGGCGGCGCCACGCCAGACGCGGCATTTGTGCAAACCTTTCGCCGCTATGTCCGCGAGATCGAGGCGCACCAAAAGCTCAACCGCGACAACACGTCGTTCTCGAAGGAGGAGCAGGCGTGGCCCGCGTGGGCGCGCCGCCTCTACCGAGATTCGTACAACGTCAACCTCACACCGGTGTTCGTATGACTTACGGCTACATCCGCGTAAGCAGCGACAAGCAGACGGTCGAGAACCAACGCTTCGAGATTAAGAACTTCTGCAAACGGCAAAACATGAAGGTGGACGGCTGGATCGAGGAGACGATCAGCGGCACGAAGAACTACAGCAAGCGCCGCCTGGGCGTGCTCTTGAAGAAGGTTACGAAGGGCGACATGATCATCTGCAGCGAGCTCTCCCGTCTCGGGCGCAGCCTGTTTATGATCATGGACATACTGAATATCTGCATGAACAAGGAGTGCCAGGTGTGGACGATCAAAGACAACTACCGCCTCGGCGACGACATCTCGAGCAAGGTTTTGGCCTTCGCCTTTGGCCTCTCGGCCGAGATCGAGCGCAACCTGATCAGCCAGCGCACCAAAGAGGCTCTGGCAAGGAAGAAGGCCGAAGGCGTCGTGCTGGGTAGGCCAAAGCATGTCCGCAACTCACAGCTTAATCCGGTTTGCACACGGCGGCACAAGCACATCCTTACTTCACTTAAAGAGGGTGAGAGCATTCCTCGAATCGCAAGCAGGATTGGTGTCGCTCGTGGCACACTCTATCGTTACCTCGCTTATACAGACATTCGCTATCCGGTGAAGAATACCACTTCGAGGTGGAGCCACGGAATCTATTAGGCGCACCTTATGCAAACCCTTCAACAATTCAACGGGTGGCCTCGCCGCCTCAACATATCAACAACAATGCGCCTCACCATATTAGGAAGCAGTTCCGCCGCCAACGGCTACGTATTGGATAACGGTCGCGAGGCACTCGCCTTGGAATGTGGCTGCCCGCTCGCCGACCTCCAGCGCGCCGTCGACTTCGACCTCCGGCGTGTGGCTGGCGTCTTGCTCACCCATGAGCACGGCGACCACGCCCGGCACGCAAAGAAGTACATCCAGTCTGCCCTGCCACTCTACGCCTCCGAGGGCACACTGATGAAGCTCCCCGAAGAGGTCTGTACCTCCACGTTTTCGTACCCCGTGCGCTCGCCCAAGCCGTTCCGTGTAGGTGGTTTCCGTGTGCTCCCCTTCGGCGTGAAGCACGATGCCGCCGAGCCGCTGGGCTTCTTGGTGGTGCATCCCGAAATGGGCGCCGCCGTCTTTGCCACCGACACGCGCTTCCTGCCTTACACGTTCGACGGCGTAAAGACATGGCTCCTCGAGTGTAACTACGACGCCGCCCTGTTGGCTGAGAATGCCCGGGCGGGCATCGTCTCCGAGGCGCAGCGCGTGCGCGTGATCGAGAGCCACATGAGCCTCGACACCTGCCGCGAGACACTTCAGGCAAACGATCTCAGCGAGACGCGCCGCATCATCCTCATCCACCTCTCCGACCGCAACTCCGACGCGGCCCAATTCAAGAAAACAATCGCCCGCGCCACCGGCCGCGAGGTCATCACTGCCGACCGTGGGCAAACTATCGAACTCATTTAATTACAACACATAAACAAATAGGAGAACAGAATCATGGCATGGTATGAATGCAAAGTCACACACACAGTAATTAGCGAAGACGGCTGGAAGACCGTCACAGAGCCCTACCTCGTCGAATCGCTATCCGTCACGGAGGCTGCCACGCGAATCACCGCGGAGCTTGAAGGCGACGGCGACGGCACCATTGAGGGCGTCACCCGCAAGCGCTTTCAAGAAGTCTTTCTCGAGGAGGGCGAATGGGAGCACCCTTTCTATTTAACCAAAGTGGCCCTGACCACCCTCGATGAGAAATCAGGTACAGAGCGCGAACAGACCTTCTGCTACCTCATTGAGGCGGAGACCTTGAAGGACGCCATGCAGCGCCTCGAGGCGGAGCTTCGCGGCGGCGTCTCGGACTGGGAGCTGCTTTCGCTTACCAAGTCCCCCATCGTGGAAGTGATCACTATGCTCAGGACAATTCCCGACACCACCACCGAATAAATAACCAGTAGGGGCGAAAAGTCTTTTGTCCCTACCTCAAAAAAACCAATCAATAGATAAAGACATGGAAGTAGAAAGACATTTCAAACTGACAGAAGAGACCATAGCGCATTGCGGTCACACGCTGCATCGGATCATGGCCACACGTGACAGTCTGCACGCCAAGAAGGGCGATAAGGGCGGCTGGATAGAGACAGAAGACAATCTCCAGGACGAGGCCTGGGTAGACGGTGAGGCGAAAGTGTGGGACGACGCGACCGTGGGAGGCCGCGCGTTAGTGTGTGGACGTGCTGAGGTGTACTACGACGCCCGGGTAAACGGCAGTGCGTCAGTTTGCGACAACGCCCGCGTGTATGGATACGCCAAGGTGTACGGCAGAGCCAGGGTGCGCGGTAGTGCCCATGTATGCGGCAGCGCCGAGGTATACGGAAAGGCTTGTGTGTGCGACTCTGCCGCGGTGTATGGCAAAGCCAGGGTTTTTGGCATGGCCATGATCTACGGTAGCGCCCAAGTGTATGGCGATGCTGAGGTATATGATATGGCACGCGTGTATGACAAAGCTCAAGTGTACGATGAGGCAGAAGTGTACGGCTGTGCCCAGGTGCTTGGTTACGCGCAAGCATTCGGTAAGATTTGGTTGAACGGAGCCCTCATCGTGTGCAGTTCTGACCCTGAAGGGAATGAAACGCCAGATCTTGAGAAAAGGGCCAAAAAGAAGGCGGAGGGAGCTGCCTAAGTTGAACTTAGGTCATGGGATTTTTTTCAATGGCAATAGAAAGAATGAATAATACGGGTACTTTTGCAGCGTCTTCGCCAAAGACGATCATAACGACTTCTGTAAGTGTAGCATTTTTCGTTGCTGCAATTACGGCGCTATACGCTACAACAAGTATAGGCTGTCAAATCCCGATGGATTGCTGCACTGCAAAGTCAGTAATCGTCTTTGGCGAGACGGGAGGCGACAGCCTTTCCTTTTTCATACACCCGTATTTTTCATTCATGCCAAAGACAATGAAAATTGCGCTTGAGGTGAAGCATAGTAGCCACACGTGCACGCCAACGGAGCGAAACACCGTATCCCGCGCCGCGTTCCTGACCGAAAAGAACGCAAAGAACAAAGCCTACGCTTTTATCCTTCAACACGGACTGCTTGAAGACTTCAGGCATTTCATCAACAGCCTCCCCGACGGTACAGATCCGCACGGGCTGTGCGTTGACATCCTTACCCGAAAATTCAACACTCACAATCATGGAAAGAAATAATCAGATCCAATTATTCGACAGCCCGCAATTCGGGCGAATCAGAGTTGCCACCAACGAAAACGGTGCCCCGTTATTCGCTGCAACCGATGTAGCCTCGGCGCTGGGATACACAAACCCACCAAAGGCCGTCGCAGATCACTGTAAATCAGGCAATATAACGAAGCGATATGTCGCACACTCCAATGGCATAGGAGGTGTTAATGTGCTTTTCATTCCGGAGTCTGAGGTCTATAGGCTCGTTATGCGTTCCTGCCTTCCGGATGCCGAGAAATTTCAAGACTGGGTGTGCGAGGAGGTACTCCCCGCCATCCATCACACCGGCGGTTACATCGCGGCCAAAGAAGACGAGACCCCGGCGGAGATTATGGCGCGCGCGCTGAAGGTGGCCGACGCCACACTCAAACGGCAAGCCCAGCGCGTGCAGATGCTCGAGGGGCGTGTAGAGGTGCAGCAAGAACACATCCGCGTGCTCGAGCCGAAAGCCGAATACACCGACGAGGTACTTCAATCACCCAACACGTACACGTTTACGCAGATGGCCAAAGAGTTGGACTTCCGCACCGTTGCCCACCTCACAGTCTATCTGAAGAAGAAAGGCATCATCTTCCGCCAGAGCGGCCGCTGGATGACCACCGCCGACTACTCCGGCCGGGGTTACACCAAGACGCGCACCGTCTCCTTCGATCACAGCGACGGCCGCCCGGACACCACCGTCTACACTGTTTGGACGGAGTCCGGCCGCCAGTTCCTGCACCGCATTTGCAACACCCACAAACTGGAGGTGGCAATATGAACAGCGCGAAAGTATGGCTTCAATGGGTACGCCACGGCAAGGCGTACACCATTACCAAAAGCCGACGGCAAGCCGTAAGGCGCGAGCGCCTGAGAGCTGTTATCCTTCTTATAGATTACATCACCGGTGTAATAGAAAGAGCGGATAAGACCGAACAAAATAAAGCATGGTTGGACGTATACAAATCCACGATTGAGAATGATTTCAATATATCAGATATTGATAGCTTATGCCTTTCGATTGTTGGAGAGAAAGACATTTTGAAAGAGTTTGATTTTGCGCGCAAAATCCTCACTGCAGTATTTTATTACAATGAATCCACCCCCAGTGAGTATATGACAAGAGAGGCCCAAAGAGCGTTCATTCGCATGTATATGGAAGACCGACAAAAACCGTACGCGGGCGCAACAGTACGCCGTGTATTCAAGGAGATAGAGACGAAACTAATAGAGGCCGCACGATGAGAAAAGAATCACACGACCGCGCCCGCGCGGAGTACATAAAGAGCCACACGCGAGAAGAGCGGATACGCCTTGCATGGATAATGACTGCGTATGTAGCCGGATATATCGAAAGCATAGATCGCCCAGATCTATCCGAATCCTGGGATTTTGCTTATTCTATGAGAACGCTGAAAGAAGAGGGCGTAGATATAAGACAGGCAGAGGCCTTTTGTGAATCCATAAGAGTCGGAATAACATCGCCTGTATTGCAGAGTTATGCGCGCCATGCAGCTTTTGCGTTCTACGCCCTACTTGCTTATGTCGACAAAGAGGGAGAGCTGGATAGGAACGGACTTCTCAGAGAGGTAGAGAAATGGAACCTATCAAAGCACACGAGCGATCCTGGTTGCCTATTACGTCTTGCCTTCCGCGAGGCAGAGCACGCGCTGATCACTTTACCACGGACGACACTTTCCAAAAAGGAAACAGTCGCCGACGCAACCCATTCTTCATAATCTATGAAGGATTAGGAAGGATTATGAATCATGTAGTCGGGGGTGAGTAAAGCCCCCGGCATATACCCTCACAATGGAATTACATATAACGCCAAAAGAGCAAATCCTTCGAGAGCTGGAGGTGATACAGGCATGCGAAGAAGAAACCATCTCCGAAGAGGTCTCCAAGGTGATCGAGTACGGACAGACGCTCGCTCCGTATATATCGAGATCCGGAAAACTCCTTGCAGACGCTAAGCACCACCTGAACACCCGCATGAAGGAGGACACGTTCGACGCTCTCCGAAAGACGGCTAAGCAAGGCGGCGCCACTGCGAAAGCGATAAACGCCATCGTGGATAGCCTCTGCGCCGAGGAGCGCTATTTGGTGGACTTCGCCGAACGTGTAAACCGTTGCGGCGTGCACCGCCTCGATTGGTGTCGCACGCTCATCAGTAAGGCCAAAGAGGATATGCGCCTCTCCGGCATGCAACCCACATAACACAGATAGATAAGAGGAACGCGCGCACGCGTACGATTATATATACCCATAGCCATGTGCAAGAAAACTTACTTCAACCACGACAGCAACGCCCGCAACGACGAGAAGATCGTCGCCCTGCGCATCCGATACGGCGCCGAGGGATATGGCGTCTACTTCATGCTCATAGAGATGCTGCAAGCTGCCCCGGGCTGCACGCTCGAGAAAGATTATAAGGCGCTGGCTTTCGATCTGCGCGTGAGTGCACGCCGGATCAAGTCTATCGTCGAAGACTTCGGCCTGTTCACCCCCACCGATGGCGGCAAGAAGTTCTACTCCGAGCGACTCGTGAGGTACGCCACGGAGGTGGATGAGAGTGAACGCCGCCGTTCGGAGGCTGCTCAGTATGCCGCTTCCATGCGTTGGGACGCTGAGAACGGTATGCGAATCGCATCCCAAACGCATGCGGATCGCATACCAAACACATGCGAATCGCATCCAAAAACTATGCGAATCGCATCCGAAAACCATGCGAATCGCATCGAAAATGTATGCGAATCGCATAAAGCCGCCCCCGATGCAGAAATCAAAGAAGAAAACGAAAGAGAAAAAGAAATCTTTCCCCCTATAACCCCCTATAAAGAAAAAGAGAAAGCAAAAGAAGAAAGCGTGTCTTTTATGGCGCGTGCGCGCGAAAACGAATCGGGGGCAGGGAATGCGGATAGCGATCTCGAAGCGTGGCTTAAGCCCGTAGAGACCGAAAGCGTCGAAGCGAATGCTCCCGGCAGGGCGGATCTGGGTGGGATGTCGACGGAAACCTTGCATGCTTCTTCCGAAACCTTGCAAGCTCGCCCGGAAACCTTGCAAGCCGAAGCCGTGGAGGAGATCGAAACCGTGGAGGCTGAAGAGGTGACGACACCAGCAGACGCCCGGGCGGCTTCGCCAGCTCGCACACCAATGAAGCGCCCCACACTGGAAGAGGTGCAGGCCTATGTCACGGAGAAAGGCTACAGCGTGGACGCGGAATCATTCATCGCCTTTTACGAGTCGAACGGCTGGAAGGTGGGCAAGAACCCCATGAAAAGCTGGCGGGCTGCCCTCGTGACCTGGCAGAAACGAAACGCCAACGCCTCAACAGCCCCACAATTCAACCCACAAACACCAAACTTCAATGGACAAGGATTTACTAAGACGCTGGCAGAGCAGCGTAGAGACAGGAATAACGAGGAGTGCGCCGACTTCTTTGCCCGCAAAATGGCAGAGATCAATGCTCGAGAGATGGCACGACGCGAAGGCGCTACTGGAGCACTTTAGCCCCCGAGCGCTGTCCGAGGGTGTCGTCCGGATCGGAGAGGCGCCCGAAGACGTGGATCGGATCTTCGATCGGACACACGCCGATGAATACCCCTCGCTCGCCCGCATCGGTCGGACTTACGACGTGGATACGCCCCGCATGTTGCTCTACCTCCACCTCAAAGATTACTGCAACGTGGAGGGCGTAACCGAATACACCTCCGAGCAGCTCTACAGCGTGGCCGATGTGATCGTGTCCGAGTATGGGCACCTAAACGCCGGGGAGATTGCGCTCTTCTTTCGCCGCATGAAAGCCGGCCGTTATGGCCACATGTACGGCAACCGGTTGCAGGGCTCCGTCATCACCTGCGCCATCGGCGAGTTCATGGCTTACCGCGCCCAGCACATGCAGCGTGTCGAGCAACAAAAGCGTGACGCCGCCCGCGAGGCTTCCTCGGCCCGCGCCATCACTTACGCCGAATACTGCCAGCTGAAAGCCGCCGACGCTATCAGTCGGCAGGCCGAAGCCAAAACCGCATAACACCCCAAGGCATGGAAATGACCACCGACCACCGGCAAAAGACCGGCGCCTATTATACCCCGCGGCCGTGGGCCGAATTGGCTGTGCGATACCTCCGAGGGGTGCTCCCGGAGTTCGACCGATGCATCTTCTACGATCCGGCCGCCGGTGAAGGCGCACTGCTCGAGGCGCTGCCGGCGCACGTGGAGAAATACGCCACCACATTAGAACCCGATGACGTGGACATCCTGCGCGCAAAGGGCTTTACCGCATGGCCGTTCGACTTCCTGCACGGAGACACGGATCATTTGCCAAAGGTGCTCTTCGATGCTGCACAGATGGGCCGCTTGGTGATCTTCACCAACCCACCCTTCGTCACCGTCACCAACGGCCTGCTGCGAGAGGCGTATTGCACAAACAATGCTGCCGCGCTATTCGTTTACCGCGCCTTCGAGGGGCTCGGAGCGCAGGTGTATGCCGGCTTCAACAAGGCGGATCTCTGGATGGCGCCCATGTTGGGGCGTTTCCGCGGAGACATGGTAGTGGATTACTGCATGGAGATCCCCGCCGCCTTTGTCACGCCGTCTTACACATGGCCGGGACTGAGCGGGCGCTGGCCGCTCCTGTTCAACATTCTCGTACCCACCTACAGCCAGATCCGAGGCGGATTCCGTCGCCACAAGGGCGAGGCCTGTAACACGCACTGCTTCCGCTCCTACGACTCGCCCGGCTTTTTCATCCCGGCCGACGTCTATGAGCAATATCCCGAAACAGCCCAAACCGCATAACCCACAACCCCGAAATGATCATCTACATCAGCGGCCGGATCACCGGCCTGCCTTACCCTATCGCCGTCAAACGCTTTGCCGTGGCTGCCCGCAGACTCTCTGAGATCGGACACCATCCAGTGAACCCAATCGACAACGGATTGCACCGGGACGCCACGTGGACGGAGCATATGCGCGCTGATCTGGCCACTCTCAGGCACTGTGACGGCGTTTGCATGCTTCGCGGGTGGGAACGGTCACGCGGCGCACAGATCGAACGGCGTGCGGCCTTAAAACGCGGCATGCCCATCTACACCTTTTCGGAGGATCGCCAGCTGATCCCCCTCACAGACGCCCCCCTATATACAAACCCCATAACTACAACCCACAGATGAAAGTGAAAATCGTCAACACATCGCGCCACCCGTTGCCCAGCTACGCCACGCCGCTCTCGGCTGGGGTGGATCTCCACGCCTCTTTAGAGAAGCCTGTGACACTCGCACCCATGCAGCGGGCACTGATCCCCACCGGGATCCGCATCGAACTCCCAGCCGGCTATGAGGCGCAAGTCCGCCCACGTAGCGGGCTGGCCATCAAGTACGGCCTCACCGTCCTGAACACGCCCGGAACGATCGACGCCGATTACCGCGGAGAGATCTGTGTCATTCTCGCCAACCTCTCCGACACGCCGTTCACGGTCTACGGTGGCGGCCGTATCGCGCAGCTCGTCGTGACGCGCTGTGAGCACGTGGAATGGCAGCCCGTGGACGCCCTCGACGAGACGGCGCGCGGCTGCGGAGGCTTTGGCCACACGGGCGTGTAAGCAAGTATCTATCAACCCCCGATAACCACCCTACGAATGGAATCCATCCAACCAAAAACGAAGCGCTGCTCACATTGCGGCGCCGTGAAACCCGTGAGCGAGTTTTACCGCAACACCAACAATGCGGACAACCTGCAGAACAGCTGCAAAGCCTGCTCCAAGGCCTCCAGCAAGGCTTATTATCGCCTTCGCATCGCCAAGGAGCGCCGCCTCCGCGACAGCAAACGTCGGCTGAGAGACGCCCGCCAAACCTTCGAGGACGCGCTGGACGAAGCCTCGGCCGAACGCCTCGGAGTCGTCATGCAGCGCCCCGACGTGCCCCTCAATCCGGATCTGAAGGCCTTCACGCCTCGCCAGCTGATGCGAGAGCTATACGCCCGCGGATACGAAGGCTGCCTGACCTATTCCGAGCAGGTTATTCACCGCATAAACATAGCCGCCTGCAAGCGGTGAAGGCACCTCCGGGAAGCCGGGTTTCACGCCAAAAAGAAGTCGGAAGCCCAAAACCCGCCGGGAATTGCATCAAAAACGTGTTTGGAGTCCGAAACCCGCCAAGGATTGGGCCAAAAATCGATTTGAAGCCTGAAACCCGCCGAGGATTGCGTCAAAAACCGTTTCGGAGCCTAAAACCCGGCGAGGATTGGGCCAAAAACGGAATTTAAGCCCGCGGCGAGGGTCATTTCGCATCAAAAACAGGATTTAGGTTCGCGGCGACCCTCATTTCACACCTCAACGCATAAACAGATAAACAAATAAACCGGCCGTTAGGCCCCAACATTATTCAACCCCAACTATGCTACAAATCGAAGTAATTGGCAACCTCGGAAAGGATGCCGAAGTGAAAGAATTTTCAGGCAAGAAGTACGTCTGCTTCAGCGTGGCGCACACCGAAAACGTGCGCGCACAGAAGCCCGGTGAGCCCCCCACGCAACGCACCACGTGGCTGTCCATCTATTGGTACGGTGAGGGCGGCTCGACCTTCCAGTACCTCAAGCGAGGCGCAAAGGTCTTCGTCCGCGGCACGATGCGAAACAATCTCTACACCGACCGCACCGGCCAGACGCGTGTAGACATCAACGTCAACGCCCGCGAAGTCTACCTCTGCGGCAGCAGCTCCACCCAACCAGCCACACAGCCCGCGGCGCATCCACAGCAACCGGCCGCCACGGCTCAATCCGTAGCCACCACCCAGCACGTAACAGGCCCAGCTTCGCCGGCCGGCGCACCGGCCCCCATCGGCGGCGAGGATGATCTGCCCTTCTAATTCCCCCCCCCACAGACATGATTACAAAAGAGACGTTTGTCACGCTGATTAAAGAGATGATTGCGCAGGCCGAGAGGGACTATCGATTCGGAGAAATGCTCAACGAGTTCGTAGTCTTTCCTGATGGCGATTTAAGTTATAACAACACGTGCATGTTTTGGTCGATGCAGAAAGCACTCAGCGAGGTCTTTCACGATGACAAAAAGCTCATTGATGATTTCTTTGAAGTCACATTTGATCCATGTGAACGGGAGGCGGATTGGGTCGCCCCGAAGGCAGAAGATCTATACGACGAACTAATAGCCAACATGACAGCCCGGGAGGGCGCACAGCGATGAATACCCCCTTAGCACGTACCCGGCCAAATTCGCTGGGGCCCGTAGGCCCCCCCCGCCATATCATCGCCATCGACCCCGACGTGGATCGGTCGGGCGTGGCCTTCCTACACCTCCCCTCCCGGGAGCTGCATTGCGAGGCCAAGACGTTCCCCGAACTGATCGACGACCTACACGCCACAAAGCAGGCCACGGACGCCCTCGGAGAGCCTCTCGTCGTGATCGTCGAGGCCGGATGGCTCAACCGCTCCAACTGGCACGTACAGGCCGGAGACAGTCGCCGCAAGGCCGCCGCCATCGGTCGCGCGGCCGGACGTAACCACGAGGTGGGCCGTAAGATTGTCGAGATGGCCCGCCACATGGGCATCGAGGTCGTCGAGCAGCGCCCCTTGCAGAAGTGCTGGCGGGGCCCGGACGGCAAGATCACCGCCGCCGAGCTGGCCCAGTTCATGGGCTACACCCGGCGCACCTCGCAAGACATGCGCGACGCCGCCCTCCTGGCTTGGGTCTACGCCGGGCTGCCGATCCGGCTGAGTACTTGACCGCGCCGCGTGAGGCGTACTCCTTGACTTTACTCCTTGACTTTATCGCGAGGGGGCTACCGTAAGAGTCAAGGAGTACACGCCCAACGCCTCAACAAATCAACAGGGCCTTCAGGCCCCAACACCTCAATCACTCCTAATGACCATTACCTCCTACGAAATAGCCCAACAGACCGGCCTCACCCATACCGAGGTCGAGCACATCATTACCCGCTTCGATGCGCGCCGAATAGCCGCCGGCGGGCAGCCCCTCGAGCAACGCCAAACGAAAGGCCGGCGCAACGGCCGTCCGATGACGGTCAGCGTGCTCACCGATGCCGATATGCGCTTCCTCTCCGCCTGCACCCATAGCCGGCTCTGGGTGCGCCTCTACGCTGATCATCCGGAATGGCGCCCCGAGACCCTCTCGCCGGCCGACATGAAGGAACGCCGGGCCAAGGCACGCGCCAAGACCGCCTCACGGGAGAAGGCCTACAGACGCGTCCTGGCACAGTCACGCGCTGAGACACGCGCCGCCCGCATAGCCCGCGAAAAGGCAGAGCGGGAGGCTGAGCGCGCCCGTCGCCGAGCCGAACGAGAGGCGGAAAAGCGCACCCCCGAATGGCAGGCGCGAGAGGCCGAACGGCGGCGCATCGCCCTGCGCAACCTCGAGCTGTCGAACGAGCGACGCCGCCGTGAGAAACGCGAATGTGAGGCCGCCCGTGCCCGTGCCCGAAAGGAATCCGAGCTGGATGCCGCCGGACTCTACACGAACGGCATGGCTGCCCGGCGGTTGGGGTTCGCTGATTCGTGCGCCCTGACCAGCCGCCTGCGTGAGCTGCGCGTGATCACCCGCCGCTATACCGATTGGGCGCTACTCCCCCCGTATGAAGGCCACGGATACACGGAGACCGTCACCGTGATGATCGGCCGAGAGCGCGACACGCCGTTCCAGACCATGGCGTGGACAAAGTCCGGGCTGCGCTTCCTCAAGTCGTTGCTTTGTGAGGGACTGGGGGGCTAAAGCCCCGCTGAGTTGTCTGTTGTTCGTTGGCTTGACAAGCAGTTCAACATTTCAACACCTAAACGCCTAAACGGGCCGCCAGGCCCTTACGCTCTACCCTGCGCTCGGAGCGGATCGGAGGAGGATTGCCGCATCAGGCGGTCGTGGATAGCCCTCAGGTAGCGCGTGTTTTCGGCCGTCTCTGCCGTGTGGCGATCGATGCCGGAGAGGTGAAAGAGTACCGTCGTCATTTGCGCGGCCGTCTCCTTCTGCACCATACGCATGGCGTTGAGTTGACCCGCCACGACCGACGCCGTCTGCTCCGTGACGCCCTTCACGGCGCCCGTGAGGGTCTTGTTGTCATCGGGGGCTACCTTGAAGAGCTTATCGAACGTTTTCAGCTTTTCCGAATAGTTCTCAGCGATACCCTCCAGCTGCGCTTTGGTCGCTTCGATCATCTCATCTGTCGGTGTGCCTCCTTTGTCCATGAAGGAGGCCAGCCCATCCAGCACACCGCTGACTTGCTTCTCAAGGTAGCGCTTCTTGAGCATGTTCTTGACCATGTTTTGCATCATGGTGTCCACCGTCTTCTCGAAAGCCTTAGCCGAGCTTTCTCCCTTCCCAAAGGCCTCCACAAGGGCGTCGCCCAGCTCATCGGCAAAACTCTTGGCGTCGGTCTGAAGCAGGTCTTCCTTCATGTTGTCGAGTGTGTCCTGAATCTCTCGCTCGGCCTGCTTGTATTGCTCTTTATACTCCTCGATCTTCTTGCTGTCGCGCTTCTTGCGGCTCTTCGATTCCTCCAGCTCCCACATCTTTTTGAGGTGCTGTTGCTGCTGCTTCAGGTTTTCGATGGCCTCCTTCTGCTTGGTGTAAGTATCCGTGCCGAGCGCCTTCGAGATGGCGTGTTGCAGGCCGTTATAGCCGTTCTTCAGCCTGTCCACGGCTTCGTTGTGCCGCTTGATCTCCTGTTCGATCTTCTTATTCTTGCTGCTAATGATCGAGCCGATGACGTTTACCACGGCTTGCACCACGGCCAGCGCGGCCTGAATGATAGTCAGGATGATGCTCGCCTTTTCAGCCGTGGCGATAGCGGCGGCAACAGACACAGCCATCACGGCCACCGTTTGCAGCGAGCCGATGGCCGTTTCCCCTACTTCTCCGAGGGCGTCCTTGAGTATAGAGGAAGAGTCGACGGCGTCCTTTACAAACTGGAAACTCTTTTCGGTAGCCTTGCCCAGCTTCTTCCAGTTGCGTTTGATCTTTTCGGCCGATTCCGCCGAATCGTCGCCCGCAGAATTGAAGATCTCCCGGAGCGCCTCGCCCATCTGCTTGAAGGGGTTGTCCTTTGTCAGCACGTCGCGCGCCTCGTTGAGCTTTTCGCGGATCTTAGCCAGGTCGACGGGGTCGAAGATGCCGGACAGCTCCTTGAATCGGCTCTCGATCTGCTGGATCAGCACCTCGATTTGCGACGTGGCCAGCTCGTCGAGGTTGCCGAACAGCTGCGCCCACATGTCCGAGCCGGTCAGCTCCTTGCTCGCCAGATCGGAGAGGGCTTTGGCGGCCAGCTTATCGAGCGAGGCCGCCAGCTCTTCGTTGCCGTGCTCCAGCGCGCGTCTGCGGCGCTCGTCATACTCATCAATGATGGCCTGTTTGCGTTGCTCGAAAGAGCCGTAATCCTTCAGCATGCGGGAATACTCATCATCGCCGCCCGTCTTCTTGTCCTTTTCGTATTTCTCTGTGCGGATCTGTTTGGCGCGCTCGATCTGTTCGCGCTCTGCCTCGGTGGTGGCGGCCAGACGGCGGCGATCGAGCAGGGCGATGTCGTCGTTATACTTCAGGTCGAGGGCGATCTTTCGATCATAGTAGGAGATGTAGGATTGCAGCAGTGCCTCTTCCTGCCGACGCGCCTCTTTCGTGGCGTCGTACTGTTTATCGTCGAGGAACTTCAGCTTTTCCTTGCCGAGGTCTGACTTATCGTCTTTCAGCTCCTGGCGGCGGTTTTCGATGGTCTTCAAGACGTCGAGGATGGTGCGCGCACGGTCGAGCTCACGGGTGATGTCCGTCTTGAACGCCTCCAGCGCCTCTCGCTCAGCATTCTCTTTGTCTTTGTCCCCATTGCCACGGCCTTTGCCGCCGCCTCCACCCCTACCGGATGGGGAGATCAGCCCTTGCAGACGGGTGAGCTCCTTCTGCGCCGCCGTCCATTCCTTCGAGCCGGGCACCATGTCTTTCAGCCTGTCCTGAATGACGGATATAGACTTCTCGATGGCGCCCACGGTGCCGGCCTTGAACTGGTTAACGCCACGGATGCCAGCGGCAGTCAACAGGGTGGAGGAGATAGCCATCTGCCCGACGGCCTTATTCGTGTAGCCCTCGATGTTCTTAGTCAGCTCTTGATTCTCCTTGATCAGATCCTGCTTCTCTTTGTTTACCCGTGTGACGAACATGCCTCCACCCATACCGCCGCCCATCAGTACGCGCTCTTTGTCCGGCAGGGAGTTGATCTTCTCCTGATTCTCGATAAACTTCTTGGTGTCCTCTTCCACCTTGGCACGATAGGCCGAGGCCTTCGCTTTTGCCATCTCGGAGGCCACGAAAAGCTGCGTGTTATTGATAAGCAGATTCTCCGCATCACGCACCGAGGTAACGGATACGCCTAACTCTCGGAAGGCGTCCCTGTTGTCATTGATAAAGCGCTTTTTGGCCTCCATGTCATTACCGAGGGCGAGGTAAGACTGGCGCAGGCCGTTGACGGACGAGACAGATTTGGCGGCGCCGTCGGCTACGGCTTTGGCCATCTCCTCCTGCGCCCGGCGCGCCTCTTTGGATTTCTCGATGAGATGGGCGAAGACGGCCACGAGCGCCGTAACCCCAGCAATAACCCACCCCACGCCGGGGAGAGAGGCGATAGCGGCGCCCACGGCGCGGAAAGAGGCCGCCAGTGTCCAGTTGGCAGCCGCACTCGCTCCTGCTGTGGCCGCCTGCGTGGTGTTAGCCGCCGAATCGGCCGCTTTTGCCGCCACATTCTCTGTCGTAGCGGCAGCCTCAGCCTCATGGGCGGCCGTGTTTGCAGCCGTTGCCACAGCCTCCGCCCTCCTTACGGCGGTCGCTTTTTCGGTGATCTCCGCCCACCACTTCTTGAGCTTATTCAGCGTGACGAGCTGGAAGGCGCTGTCTTTGTTGAGCGTCTGCGCCACTTGCTGCGTACCGATGGCGATGGCCATAGCCGCCTGCACCTTGGCCATGACGCGTTGCAGCTGGTCGTTCTCCCCCGCGAAGAGAGACATCGCACCCGTGGCTGCCGACAGCGCTCCGCCCAAACCGGACACGCCTGCGATGAGACCCTGAAAGCCCGCCTCGTCATTCGAGAGGATGCGGCCTTGCTGCGCCACGTCGCCCTGAATATCCTGCAAGCGCCCCAGCTCGTCGGCCAGCGCACGGTATGCCGCCGACTGCTCATTGATGCCGCGATCGATAAGGCCGCCCATTTCTTCCTTCAGCTCACGGATGCGTGAGCGCAGCGAATTATGCGCGGCGGCGTTTCGCTCCACCTGTTCTTGGTGCTGCTTCAGTTTGGATTCCGACTCCGCGAGCTTCTGAGCCTCTTTACCCAGCTCTTCGACAAGCGCCTGATGGGCTTTGACTTCCTCCCGGATGGCGACCTGACGCTCCGTGAGCCGGCCGCCCCGCTCGAGGCTCTTTGAGGCAAAGACGTTGGTGCGTCCGATGGCCTCGTATTCCTTTTTGAGCTCCCCAATGTGATGCAGGTGCTGATCGATCGTGTTATCGACCTTATTGAACCGCTGCTTGATCTCGGAGGCCATCTGCGAGAAGCTGGCATCCATCGCCGCACCGCCCTTGACGGTGGCGTCCGAGAGGCCGTTGATGCGCCGAATGGTTTCATCGATTGCTCCGAGGAGCTTCCTGTTGTCGAGCGACGCCTCGAAGTGCATCGCTCCGTCTGTGGTTTCTGCCATGAGCTTTCTTTGGTTTGTTAGTTGGTTTGAGGGGGCACGCGGGGCGTCACCCCATTGCATTGATGCGGCGGATCACCTCGTCCACATTGTCGCCCGTGAGGGTGATGTCTCCATCCGGGTCGCTCGGACGACTGTCGCTATAATCGTAGTCGGGCTGATCGATCATCATACGCTGCACCATAGGCCACGCGATGCCCTCGTGTAGGTAGTGCCATGTCCAGCCGAAATGGGCACAGATGGCGCCCCGTCGGCCGTGCGGGCTTTTCAGTCCGCGCTGTCTGCCTCTATCCGAGTCGGCACGGTCGTCCTGGCGGCGGACATCAATCGAATAGAGTGAATAAAATCCCCCAAGTTGCACATGGCGTTGATCGTCATGGTCAGCCGGAAGAGTTCGGAGGGCTTGATGGTGTGGAAAAAGAGGTTGGTCAGATCGTCCAGCGCGCGCCGATCTTCCTCATAGTGCACCGCGCCACCCTTGCCAGGCGTGGGCTTCAGGATGTTTGAACCGAGCACAGCCAGCGCCACAATGCGTGCCATACGCCGGGCATGCCGGGCCGCCATCGTGCGTGCCTCTTCGATGGCCTCTGTACCCTTCAGGCGCTCTTCATCGATAGCCAGCTCGATCCATTCGGCCGAGAGGCGGTCGAGGGTACCCAGCGTGGGCTCTGAGATGCGATATTTCTGCCGCGCCTTTACCGTACGCCGTCTGCGCGGCAATAGACAGCCCCAAAGGCCTCGCCGGGGGATGAGCTCCGTGTGGTATCCTTCCACTTCAAACTCCCAGCCGCGGTTGATGAGCGCGTTCAATTCCGAGCGCTCCTGTTCCAGTTTCTCTATGATCGTTTTATCCATGATGCGTTTCTAAATAAGCGGGAATGAGTAAACAAAAGAGCCCCCAGTGGAGGCCCCCGCATCGGCGGCGCACTCCTCCCCAGGGGCTCTCTCAACTAAAAGACATGACACGAAAAAAGCAGTCGCTTTGTCTCTTCTCTGTCTCTTCTTTCTTAGTCCTTCTTCTTGGCCCGGATCGCTCCGCCAGCGTCGACGGCAAGCGGCGTGACGGTAAAGTCAACGAGGAAGATACCCTTCGAAGACATGTCCGAATTGATCACCGCCTCGACGGACGCATTCGGAATTTGGAAGATCATTCCCTGCTCAGGGATGATCTCGAGCGCCACGTTTGCCGTCAGCTCGTTGCCGTTAAACTCCCACGTGCCGGAGTTCACCGTACCGCCGACGTATTTGGCCAGCATATCCGGATCGACGTCGCACAGTTGGAAGGTGCTCTTCGGGATCTTCTTCGTGCGCTTGCTGTACACCGGAGCTGCGTGCCCTTCCTCGAAGTGCTCCGTCACCTCCGAGGCCTCCTGATTGATCTTACAGGAGTCTTTATAGACTTTGCCGATTTTGGTCATGCCCGTAGGCATTACGCCATTGGAGGCAGCCGCCCCCACTTTGATCTCGGCCAGTCCGACAGTGATTAAACCCATAGCTTTTCGTTTTTGTGTTGATTGATAGTTTCTTCTTTTTGATGGTGCGTCAGCCTTGGATGTTCCAGCTGACTCTGATGTTCGTGAAATGCTGCCTGACCCCATCGGCCGGCAGCACGGTCTGCGCCTCTACGATGATGGCCAGCCCCGTGACGTGCGCCTCGCGCAGCGCTTGGACGGCTATATCGGTGAGCATCTTCAGGCGCACCCGGTCGGCCACAAACTGCTCCCGGTCCCCGATGCGTACGGCCTTATCGGAGACGTAGACGTTCACGTTCGATACGCCTTGCTGCGGGTGATACTCCTGCGTCAGCGTGATGGTATTGATCACCACGTCTTCGGCCATCGAGTCAGCCGGACGGTCGTCGCCTACGTAGATACCACCGCTCAGCGCCGCTTTCAAGGGTGAGCGAGAGAGTATGCCATACAGTATGGCGTCCGTGTCAAACGATGTCTTCAGATCCATAGCCGTGCGTGCAATTGTCCTGCGTCAAACTTCAAGACCTCACCACGGATACGCACCTCGGAGCCGGCAGCATCATTGGTTATAACCACGTGCGTGCCATCGGCCACCCGCTGCGTGCCGCGCGGCAACTGAATGAGCGACGTAAAGCGACGATAGACGCCGCCCGCCGTCTCTATCTCTTGCCCGCGTCCGTCGGTCTCTTCGCGGCAGCGCCCATGCAGGCGGAGGGCATTCGGGGTCACGACCCAGTTGCCACTCTCATCCTGCCGGGATTCGCCGCTTTCGGTGACGAACAAGTAGTGAGGGTATTGTTTGACGCGAATCATCTTTCATGTGGGAGACCCTTACCAGAGGTTTGAACGATCGCGCACCCGCGGACGCGTCGAAAGCACGTCGGGCGCTCCCAGCTCGTTGCACAGGGCGCGATAGAACAGTTTCACAGCTTCCATATTCCACGAAACGGAATACCCGCCCTCGGTTACATTCATCATCGTGGCCTGCAATACAACCGACATACGATTATATACGGCGCGATCGCAGGCCGACACATCGACCGGCGCATCCGCATCAATGCCGCCCTTGATCAGGATCAGCTCAACGTCATCGTCCGTCAGCCCCAAGTTGGCCAGCGACCGGGTCAGGTATTCCTTATTCGTCATCACTCCCCGCGTCTCGGTTAGTTCTTATCCCACGCCGTGGCGTTCGTCTGCATCAGCAGCGAGCGACGCGCCAAGTTCCACGCAGGGAAGGCGTTGGCAATGCCCTCCGTGACCTCCCTCACGGGCGACTCTTCGGAGTACTTCTTAATCAGCGTATGCCCGTGCATCGCCTTCAGCGCCACGCTGCCCGGCATATCCCTCGCGTCAATGGGGCGCTTCCAGAACGTATTGCCCAGCACTTTCGATTCGGAGAACAGGATCACGTCATCCTCAAACGGGTTGCCCGTCGTGCGCGTACCGTCCGCCCGCTCGATCGTGATGTCCTGATCGATCACCACGATCTGCAAGCCCTTGTATTTCTCCTTCTGCTTCGACAGGAAGGCGTTCACCGTAGCCGCATCGGGTGCGTCTTTGATGTCCGTCAAGCTCTGTACAAGCGTCGAGGTGCGCTTGATCGTCTCCTCCTGCGTAGCCAGCTTCGTGAACGTGTCCACGTTCATAAAGGCGTACTTATACGTCACGCCCATCTTCTTGCCGATGGCCAAAGCCTTGGGGAAGTCGTTCGTGAACGGGGTGCCATTCGTGGCGCCGGCATACGAGGTGGCCACACCGATCTTCTGCGCCGACGGGATCTGATAATCCGCATCGAACTCCGACACGACGGCGGCGTTATTCATGCCGTTCAGGCTTACCTTGCCCAGCGAGATTTCACGCAGAGCCGTCCACTCCAAGCGGGCGGCAATACCCTCCCAGCAGAACTTCGTATCCTCCGCCCAGAACTCGACGATCGCCGTCAGATCCGAACTGTTTCCAGCCATCGCCAACAGCAAGTCATACTCCGTCAGCTCGTCTTCCAGTTTCTCACGCGCTATGCCGATTTTAGGGATGTTGCCATGCAAGCGTTCGATGGCTTCGCGCGTCTTCTTCTGGATCGTCGCCCCACGGGCTACGATGTCGGCAGCAATCTTCAGCCCGGCCTGTGCCTCGAGCATCTTCCAGGTCAGGAGATTCGTCTCCTTCAGCGGAAAGAGGGTCGGGTAGTAATAAGGTTTCAGGTCGTACGTCCGGATCACGGCTTGCATGTCCTTCTCGTTCAGACCTTCCATGAGTGTCTTTTGCATCTTAGTTTCCTTCTTGCTTTAAGCGTTATACATACGTTACGCACCGCAGCGCGTCTTTGATCTTGTCCGTCACGGCTGGGGCGTTTTCCTCACGAATTACGGCGTGCACCCACGCATTTTCGTAGAGGTTGTTGCCAGCCTTTACGTCCAAGTTATCCCCAGCGATGGCCACAGGGACAACCTTCAGTGTCTTGTTCGCACCGGCGGATTCAAAGGCGCACGTGCCAGCCTTCACCTCCACACCCAGCGTGGCACTGAGGGTGATCACGTCCTTTTCCTCTCTCGAGCGATCGATGCTCGCAATCGTCTGACCATTGGCGCCATCCGTAGCAAAGCGGTCGCCCACGTTGAAGTGGCTCCCTTTGTTCACGTCGTACGTCGTAGACGTAGCATTAGCCGTATTCAGCACACGTGCCGTCTTGCACACCACGTACATTCCATTCGTGCCACGCCCCAGCGGGGTACCCTCTACCACAGCGCCGCCTCCCAGCCCGGCCACGGATACCGTGACACCCCCCGGGATGTCGGCCACGCGGTGCAGGATACACTTCACCACGCGGCGGTCTTTCATTCCTTCAATAGTTACCATTTTCGCTTTTTCTGTTTTTCGTTTGCCTACAATTCTTTGCCTCCGAGCGACGCGTCGCTGCCCTTCGTTTGCGCATTGATATAGCGAGCCACGCTGGCCGTCACCCCGGATTCATCCTTCTGCGAGAACATCGGCCGACCCATTCCGGCCAGCTTCGCGTCTGCCATGCGTTTGTTGGCGTCTGCCACATCCGTCTCCGTGTCCGTCAAGTATTCGTTGAAAGCCTCCTCCGTGTCGAACGTCATGCGGCCGAAATCCTTCAACGCTTTGGCGCGAAAGCTCTCATCCTTGCATGCGTTCAATCGATCGGTGAGCGCCTGAAGCCTCGACTGATTCACGTTCCCGCGCTCGTACCGTTCCAGCTGCTCCTTGAGCGGCTTCACGGCGTTGGCGACAGCGTTAGCAACGACCGCTTGGAGATCCACCTCAGCGTCTGCTCCCTCTCTTTTCTTTGGCATGGGGTCAGCCTTTGGCTTCACCTCATCGGCGCGAGGCTCGGACTGCTTTTCTACAAAGTCGAATTTGCGCCGGAGATTCTCTTCAAACGTGCGTGTGCCGTCGGATACTTCCTTATCCACATCCGAGCGAAAGTCTCGTACAAAAGCATCCACCCCGTCCCGGGTCAGGCGCTCCACCGCGGCCTTCGCCTCATCCTCGGTCTCCGTCTGTAACGCCATCATGCGTGCCAGCATATTCAGACCGTCCTTCCGCACGCCTGGAAACTTTGCCGCCAGTAGTGCAAGAATCATCTTCATCTTATCCATGTCGAAATCTGTTGGTTGTTTTGTTTCGCCGGCAAAAGTAGATGGGGGTGTTCGTCACGACCTGCAATCAGACGCGAAAAGAAATGAGGCATAACAAACTGTCATAGGCTTTTCGAAATGAAGGAATGCATGCTATCTTTGCTATAAGATTAGAGCAACAAATAGAGACAGAGAAATGGAGCCACTAAGTTTCAATCAGAAAAGGGCGCTCAATGCCGTTCTATACGTAGCATCGAGGCTCACCGATCGGGGATACCATAAGATCTTCAAGGTGCTTTATTTCGCCGATCGGGATCATTTGGCCGACTGGGGGCGCACGATCACGGGCGACAGGTATGTCGCTATGGAGTTTGGCCCCGTGCCATCAGCGCTGTATGATCTGTTCAAAGCGAAGGAAAAAGACGCTGGAAATGGAGCTTTTGCGGATCTCTTCTTGGCGCAGATCGACAAGCAGATCACACCGCTTGCAGACGCTGACCGGCGTGTTCTCTCGAGGAGCGATATAAAGGCGCTCGATAAAGCCCTGAATGAATACGGCGGAAAAGATTTCAAGACGATCACGGCCCTTTCTCACGGCTCGGCATGGGATAAGACGCCTCGAAACAGGCCAATGTCGTTCTTCGATATCATGAAGGAGCACGGCGAAACGGACGAATATGCCCAGTATGCCGACGAGCAGGCACGCCTGCAAACCATTCCGCTGTGATCTATGGAACTGCCGAGTGCGCTGAGTGAGACCCTAATCAAAAGAGGAGCCATCTTTCATTCCAATGCGGACAGATTTCGAAAGAAGATCGGCCACAGCAAATTCTTTGTTGTGATGGGCGTGTCACAGGGGCGTGTCGTGGGCTTCTTCTTCATCAATTCAAATATCCACCACATGGTGGAGAGCAAGCCCGCCCTGTTCGCACTGCAATATGGGATCAAAGCGAGTGATTACCCTTTCCTCCGTCATTCCTCATTCATAGGCTGCGCAAGCCTGCAGGAATGGGCTTACGACGATCTGCATGAAAGCATAAGGCGCAAGCAGACCACACTCGTGGGGGAGCTCCGTGACAGCCACCTCGAGGACATACTCGAACAGGTGCGCCATTCAGAGGTCTTCTCAGAGGAAGAGATCGAAAGCTATTTCGGGGAATAGTCATACTTACCATCGGTATCGATGCAGGATGGTCGCAAAGGTGTCGGGGCTCGGGCAGCAATGCCTGTTTGCATATAGCGGGGTTCGAGTCCCCGCCCTGCATTATAGGGAGCTCCGAAAGGGCTTCCTATTTTATTTGATCTATCTTTGGCCCTGCCAACGCTTAGGTGTTGGTAGGTGGATGTCCGGCTTCGGCCGCACTTCTACCCCCACGCTGGGGGGCGGGTCTTACGATTCGCTCCCCTTCTGTTTTTCTTTAATCTATCTTTGTCAGCGATGTCAGGAACCCCTGTGGGAGGACTGGCAGGGTGAATGTTACGCTTCGGGCGGCTTTTACCACATATTCAGCCCTCGCAGCTCTTGAAAAGCTGCGGAGGCTGTCTCATTTGATCTATCTTTGTGCCCGATATATCGGTGCTGATGGTCGCAAAGTGGTAGCGGGGATACGGCATAGCCGCGTCATATTGCAGGGTCGTCGCCTGCCTGCACCGATAACCTACATAGGGGGCTGTCCTACTACAGGATGCTCCCTATTTTATTTTCCGGTAATTCGTCATGTCCATTTGGATAGCTTCCACCACGCCCCACGACTTTGCAGCGTTGACAACCGATCCCTTGTGCTTAAAATTCGGATGTACGACAACCTTAACCACACGGCCCGGCTCATAGGGATGCGTATAGACATAAACCAGCACTTGGCTGTTCGTATCTTCGTAGATGTGTAATGGCGTGTTGATCGCCTTCAGGATCTCATTATATCGATCCGGTGCGACCGTTGCACCCTTACTCTCTTTCGGATGATTGATGTACTTCAGTATCGTTTTATCGAGTACAACGATATCATGCGTTTCAAGCAACCTCCCTCGAGCGTGCATATCAGCTACTATTTCGCTATCCAACGCGCCTATCCACATAACTTTCCCGATGTTTCGCTTCTTCTCCCGCACCTCATCGGCAAACTGTTGGAAGCTGCCTTCAAAGCGAGAGAGCTTCTTCGGGCCTTTGAGTTCTGGCGGTACCTCCACCGGCCGCGGTTTTGGGCGCCCGTATTCGCCAACGATGTAGGCCGGATTGTCCGTGATGAAGCGCGGGAGGGTGCGCCAACCACGGGCACGCGCTCGATTCTTCTCTACCCAGTCCGTGAACACCTGCGGCACCTCTTCCACCGCCCGCGGAGACCACGAGGCGCGCTCTTTGGCGTCTCCCTTGAAGATGCGGCGATAGAGTTCTTTCCTGTCCGACGGGCGGGCTATGATGGGCAACATCTCGCAGCGGCAATGCGGATGCCAGCCGCGGAATCGGAAGGCCTTGGGGTACACGCCTTGCAACTCGTCGCACATGTCGTGGAAAGGGCACGGCTTACCGTCTCGCAGCGTCGTGTGGTTGTTGCTCAGGCGGATCTCCCAGCCCACAATGAGCGGGTTTGTCTGTGCCGACTGCCACGCCGCCTCACATTGCGCCGCCTTCAGCTCCGTACGCGCCATTCGGAGCGCGTTTTTGTAGGAAGAGCGATACACACCCTGCCCCGGATGGTACGCCTTGGCTGCTGCGCTCAGCTCCAGCGCGCCCGTCTCTTTGTTTCTCACCCGCCGGAAGAGCTTATTCGGCTCGATAAGGAAGCGGCGCAGATCCTTCGCAATCTCCGTCCCACGGCGGCCCTCTTTGATGGCGTTTTGAAGGATCACCTCAATCTCTTTTTTTGCATTCCCAGCCAGATTCCACACGCGGCCGGAAAGATTCAGCCCGTCACGCTGCTTTTCGCGCACAAAGGCATCGGCAGACCGTATGCGGCTGCTCTGGGTGGCATCGATTCGGAGACGGTCGCGCAGCATCCTGTCTCGGGTGGACGGATCCAGCTGCGCCTCCACGCGCGCCTCGAGCACCTCCTTGCTGAACTCCCACTCCCGCCGGATGCCATTCAAGAGGAGCCCGTTCAGGCGGTCGGCCATCGCGCCCAGCACGCGCTCCACCTGACGGTTGGCCGTGTGGTTATTCTCGAAAAAGAAATCATCCTTTTTCTGCTCGATGGCACGGCGCACGGCAGGCAGGGAGAGCGCCTGTAGATAGGCCGTGTAGATCAGTTGCTCGATGGCACGAAAGAGTTGCTCTCGGCGGCGCTCTTCCTCTTCCCGGCGACGGTCTTCTTCCTTCATAGGGGACGGTTATAGAGGCAATCGCCTCCGATATATCCGAAAGCCAAACTTTACGACCATGAAAGCCAGTGCACCAATACATGCCCAAAAGGCTCCGGTGCCAAAGCCTTGAACAAACCGCTCCCAGCGGGTAGTCTTTCGCTCCACCTCTCGCACAACCTCACGCACCACATCTCGATTGATAAAGACACTGTCAGCCTTTGCCCACACGGTGTCATGCCGGACAACGGTCTCGACCTGCAGCTCCCCGAGGCTATCCAACAGGAAAGCCAGTCTGGCGTTGCGGGTGGTCTCGATCGATAGGCGCTCCATCGCCACGCGCCCCTCCGCATTGCAACGCAGCAAGGCGCGCAACAGGGACGTGTCCGACGGCACAGGAATAGGCACGAGCCGTTGCACGAAGACCGAATCCACGTGCGACTGCCGTGTGGGCTGCGTCTGCTTCAAGGGTAGGCAGGCCGTAAGCAGCAAGGCGGCTATGAGCGGCAGAATGTGTTTGAACGTCTTCTGCTTGCCGCCGTAATAGGTGATCAGGAATTTCATTTGCGTTGCATGTGTATGAAAAGAAGAAAGGGCAGGCCGGATGACCTGCCCCTCTCTTGGAATGTGCTGCGATTGATTAGGAGATGGCGGCGATCTGGTTCAGCTCCACCCAGTACGGATGCCCGTTTTTGTGGTGGCTGATCTGCCGTTTGGCAAAGTCGACGGCCGTCACGGTGACCTTTTGCCCATTCATCAGTCGCGCCTCGGAATGGCGGGTGAAGGCCAGTGCGTCGAACGCTTCCTCGGTGAGGGGGAGCGGACCTTGTTTCAAATCTGGCTGGGGGCCTACGGGCCCCGGCGAAGTTTGGCCGGGTACCTGTGGGCGGATCGGGGGCACCACAGGCGGCTCGATCGGCGTGGGGTTCTGCGGCGGGATGGGCGTCTGATTCGCCTTCCTTTCCCAGCCGGGGGTATAGCTCACATTCGGATCGCCGCCGGCCATGTAAATGGCTACCTGACGGGCTATCGGGGTGAGTTTCTCCCCGTACATCTTTTGCCGTGCACGGCCGATGTCGGTAATGCCTTGGGCACGGTAACGCTTCACACGCTCCTGCTCGCCTTCGTAGCCTCCACGGCTGGTTGGTAACTGTTCGATGCCTTTGCCTGTCTCGAGAGCGATGCGGGCGGCGTCGCTAAGCAGGGTGCCGTACGCGTTGTAAGGTTGCCCGATGATCTTATCAATGATGTCCGCGGGGCTGTCTGTCTCGAGGTTCACGCCCCACGATGGCTTAAGCACAAGAGCCACTTTAGCGCGGGCATACTCGGCAGGGCTGGCATAAATCGCGTACTCATCATTGCTGCGCTCCGTCTTATCGTAGCCAGCCCGGCCAGACTGTCCGCGGCGGGTTTTGATGTTTCCATAATTGAAGTCACCGACAGGTCTCGTTCCCGCGCCGGTATCGAAGAGATCCATTGCGATAAAGAGCTGTCGAACATCGTCTCTCTTTACGCCGGCATCGTAGTAGGCGCGGTCGAGGGTCTTAACAAAGGCCGGCCGGGTATTGGCTCCAAAGGCGCCCTTAACGGGTTGGCCCTTGTAGCTGTAGGGGACGTAGGCCGGGGTAAACTCCGGTGGGATGGTGGTTTGGGTTTGAGTGTTCATTGTTGTTGAATCGTTTATTTGTTGGGTTGTTGAGGGGGCGCTTGGTGGCCGTGCAGGGTATCCTCTACCTTATCCCGTAGAATCTCGGCGAGGTTGTCATTCCCAAGGGCTTTAATCACGGCTTGCACGATGGCCTCAGAGCGGCGGCGAGTCTTTTCGTCTGCCGTCTCGCGCACGCTGAGGATCTCGATGATGCAGAGAAAGACACTCATCAGGCAAGTAATGACGGGGAAGCCGACGATGGGGTGCAGCTTCATCAGCACAAAGAGGTGCGAGAAGTGCAGCATGTAATCAATCATGGCCGCAATGATTACGGCGCCCTCGTAGGTGACGAATTTGGTCGCGGTGCGGCTGAGCGGCTTTGAGCGGATCTTTTGCCCACTCTCTTTGGCCTTACGTATGCCGCTGATGAGGTCGACCACGATAGCGGTTAAGACGAACAAGAAACACGCGGTTGCCACGGGAAACATGGCCCCGGTGCCTTCAAAGAGGACTTCCATTGTTTGTTGTTAGTTGTTGGTTGTTGGTGGATAGGCCTACGGGCCCACCATAGATGTTTGTCTGTTTATGCGTCGTTGAATGTGGCCCCGAAATGACCCTCGCCGCGGGCTTCAAATCGGTTTTTAGATCAAAACCAGAGGGGTTTCGGGGGCGAAAAGAGAAGGTAGGGGCAAACGGAGGTTCGCCCCTATGAAGGAGACAATAACATGAGGGTTAAAGCTCGATCGCGTCGGTATACTTCACGGCAATGGCGATAGTCAGTAATCCACTGGTTGGATGAATAACGTGATTAACAATCCCTCCAATGAATCTATACATGCCAACCGGGGGGCCTGAACGGGCATCTGTATAGACATCTATTACTTTCTCCTCTCCGGGCTGAATGCTATATAGCTCATTGCTTAAATTATTACGGATCTGCCTAACGCTGCTGGATTTGTTGTCAACCAACAGTTGGTAGCGAACCTTGTTAATGAACCAGCCTTTTCCTTGCAGTACGCTACTGATCGGAAACTCCTGCTCCTCTCCTTCCGGCGTTTTCACCTCGCCGGCTTGGGCGTTGCGAGCGCGCACCTTCACCTTCTTCGTATCTGGGTCGTATGTCACATTCTCGACGAACGGTTTACCCGCATCGGGCAACGGTGTAGGTGTTGGCACCTCGATCGGGAACTCCTGCCAATCTCCCAGCGGCGTTTTGACCTCACCCGCCCGGACGTTCTGAGCACGCAGACGCACCTTTTGGACGTCTTTATCATAGCTGACACTCTCTACATACGGCTTACCAGCGTCGGGAAGCTGAGGCGAAGGTGTTGCGCTCTCGGAGGCTGCTCCGCCTTGTGGTGCGCCTCCGAGGTGGTATTCCATCAAATGAATGGTTTGCATAGCTTAGGCCCTCCTTACTCGATATACATAGCCTTGCCGGGTGCGCCGGCTACCAGTCTGAGCTGCTGCCCCGGGGTGATGCCATCGACACCAAACTCCACGGCGCTACCATCGAATCCAAATCCGGTAACCACCTGGGCGGGTACCCAGTCTTTGCCTGTAATCGAACGCTCCAGCACAAGGCTATTCCCCTGCGTGGCTACTTCAAACTCAACTCGCAGCGTTATGGCTGCCTTCTTAGGCGTGAATGCTTCGGAGATGTACTGCTTTTCACGCTCTTTGTTCATACTGATTTCTCTCATTTCTAATTAGGGTTTATGGGTTATGTGTTTGAGCCCCGAGGGGCGGGGCGTGTGGCTATTCCCAGCCCATCAGGCCGGTATTGATGTCTATAACCACGTGTTTGAAATCGTGGCCGCCGGGCATATAGGCGATATGATTCTTATGAGGGAGCGGTTTCACTTTGAGCTGCACGTAAGATTTCCAATCGGGGTCGTTCTCGATATGGGCAATGGTGGCAGAAAATTCATTTCCGCCCTTCTCCAATCCAAGTTTATCATAGTTGATGTACGCCTTTTGACTTTGGAATCCGCTAACAGTCAAAGCACCTCCTCCCAAATAGGATTTTCCGGAATCTCCGATAAGATCAAGCCACCCCTCAGATGATAGCTCTGATCTCGTTCTCCATCCCAGCCACTCTACGGGAACGACCTTTGACCCAACGAGAGAGCTTTCCGTTATAGAAAAGCCGGCCACTTTCGCCCCCGCTCCGATCTGGAGTGCTCTCGTATTAATCAGCTCCGTTTTGATATAGCCGCCTTCGATGACGGTCTTCCCGTTAAGGCGCGCGTTGTTGATGTCGAACGGATCATACTTGCCTTGCTTCTGATTGAGCTGGTTCTGCTGGTTGCTGAGGGTCGTTTCGGTGTTGGATACGCGCCGATTGACGGCAGCCAGCTTTTGGGCGTTATCCTCTTTGTAGCTCTCGAATGTTACGGCGGCGTTAATGTTGATGTTCCGAGAGATCATATTAATCGCCTCCGGGCTTTGCGTGATGTAAGAGGCGATGGTCTTCCCATTAGCCAGCTGCGCGGAGGCGTAGAGGGCATTGCCCTCGGCCCTCGAGATAAAGCCCGCCGTCTGCAGGCGGTAGATCTTATCGTCGGCCGTGGATTGGCGGCTCAGGAGGTTGTTCACGTTCTGCTGCGTCTGTTGCTGGAAGGCGTCCAGCTGCGCTTTCGTGCCGCCCAGCTGCGCGTTGAACTTGCCGACCTCGCCCTTGATCTGATCCGAAACGACCTGAAGCTCCGTTTTGGTGGCGTAGTCCGAATTGCCTTTGATCTTGATGTTGCCGCTGATCACACCCTCGTCCAGATCGAAGTACGTCAGGCCATCGGCCGACTGGATGCGGCCGGTCTTGATGAATCGCCCGTTGATCATTGTAAAGCCATACATGGGGGCAAAAGACCGCGCCTTCAGCTCTGAGTCTACAGAGTTCAGGACGCCGATCCAGAAATGATAATAGGCCGGATCTTTCTCGACCGGGATCTGCTCCAGCGTGAAGATGATCACACCACCTGCGCCTGCGCGCTGGCATTTGGCATAGACGTAATACGGCTTCGAGGCATCGGAGAGCGTCGCTAGGCCGTCGGCCAGCGTCCAGGAGCGCGCCTTGGCCTCGTCGATGGTGTAATGCGTCAGCACGCCGCCCTGCACACGGATAGCGTTCACGTTGCCCTGATAGTTGGGCTCGAAGACGGTGTTCGTCAGGCCGAACTGCATGGACTTGGCGCCTACCGAGAGGGCGATCGTATCGATGGACTGCGGCCTAATCTTTTCCGTGTAATAGTTTCCCTCGGGATCGAAGACGGCGGCCATCACCTCCCGCGAGCGGCGCCAGTTGGCCCGGGCCGTGGCGGGGTCTTTGATGTTGTTCATACGGATGATCTTGTCCGTCTCGATCTGGTCGGAGATGATGCGGTTGATGATCGACGTGGTGACCGTGTCCGAGAGCGTCAGCTGGTAGTTATACGGCTGCAGCAGGTCGCGGGTGAAGGATTGCACCCGGACGGACTTCTTGATGGCCAGGGCCTCGTCCTCGACCGGGATATAGTCCCCCACGGAGAAGACATGCGTCTCCACGCCGATGCCGGCGAGCGAGCGCAGGAAGTCGGGCGCCACCGTGAGGCCATACTGCACCTTGGGTTGGCTGTTCTGATCGTAATACTTATTGCCGGCCTCCTCCAGCTCCTTCTCCGCGGCGTCCACCACGGCCTGCGGGGGCGCGATGTCCAAGAGGCTGTATTCGTCCCCCACGCCGATGCGGAAGGCGGCGGAGGTCTTCGAGGGGAACGTCTCCCCGCGGTCGTCCTTGAAGGCCTTCAGGGTGAAAGTCTTTGTGGCGTGGTCATACTTAGCCACTTCGAACTCATAGCCCGAGAGGTTGCCGGAGTTGAAGTGCACCTTGGCCGATGTGCCCGGCAGCAGGTAGGTGGTCTTCGTCTCCTCCTTGCCGTCTGCGCCTTTGGAGGTGACCTTTTCCGAGAGGTCGAAGGCCATAGCCGAATCGGTAAAGACGAGCTCCGAGGCGGCGTCCACGGCCGTCACCCGGCCCTTTTGCTTGGGGTAGATGTCTTCGAAGTATTTCGTGGCCTCCCAGACGCCAAAGCGCCACGAGGCGTCCGTCTTTTCGATGCACGATTCGCCCTTCTTCTTGCCCGGCAGGCAGAGGCGCTGGGCGCGATAGCGGGCGGTGATGTTACGCGTGGATCCGTAGACCTTCAGGCGGGTGATGATGTTGGACGACGAGACGTTCTGCCGCTCCAAAGCGTACAGGCCTTTGCCGCGGCCGTAGCGAAACGTGAAGGGGAACGTCTGCCCGACCTTGCCCAAGTGGATCGTGCGCAGGCCGCCGGTCTGGGTGATCTCGAACTCCGTCTCGAACTCTTTGCAGAGGCGTTGCAGCACGGCCAGACAGTTGTCCGTTTCGCCAAACGTCAGGGTGCGGTCGGCGGCCGTGTCGGGACATTCGCCCAGCGCCCACTGACCCGGGAAGACGCGGTTGGCATTCGAGATGAGCACCGTCGCAAAGCGGCGGAGGCCACCCGTGAGGGCGTCGCTCTGGACGTCTTGCAGCGTGTTGCTCGTCGTGTCGATGGTCAAATCATACGTGGCGCGCAAGAGGTCGTACTGCACGCCCTCCATCTCCACCTCGTAGGTGTAGAGCCTTTCGCCCTGCTTCTGCACGGCGGGCAGGCGGTTGAGGCGATAGGTGCGCCCGTAGACATTCATCACGTCGCCGATCTCGAAGGCGATCGGGCGGACACTCTCCACGGTGAGCGTCACCACATCCTCGCCCAGTAGGGTCACCTTCTGCGTGCCCCGCGTGACGGTCGAGAGCTGCCCCGGAGTGCGATTCATCAGATCAATGGGCAGGGCTGTGCCGTTTTCATTCAGGATAAAACTCATAGTTTCTTTTGCTTTTTATGGGGGTTGAGGTTGTTTCAAATAGGGGGGGGTGAGGTTACCCCTTTAGCCAGGCAAAGGGTCGGCGATAGGTGAGGTAGTCCAGCTCGTCCTGATGGCCGTAAGCCTCACGCTCGAATCCGATGGCATGATAGGCCGCCGTAGCATCCTTCAGTCGTGCCCACCGCCAGAGCCATTCGGCAAGGTAGAGGAGATAGAAGCCCACGTAGCCCGTCTCGCGCATCTGGGCCGTGTGGATAGCCTCGTGCCTGAGAATGCGATCGGAGACCGGCTCAAACTCTCTGCGGGCAAAGACGCGCCCAAAGAGGTTAATCGCCGTAAAGCCTCGGAAAGGGATAAGGCCGTTGTAGATGACTTTCATCCGTTAGCCTCCACCTCTTTTGGCTTTTCCGATTGATCGGCGGCCTCGAGGTCGCGAATGACGGAATAGCGATAGCCGGAAGCTCTCATAGCGGCTGTGAGTATATCAAATTCGTTGTCGGCAAGCTCCGTAATCTTTCCGGCGGGGGCGTTGAAGATCTTACGCGCAAGTGTGTCTTGCTCGAGCGTAGCGGCGTGCTGAAAGACAATGTTCCCAAACTCAGAGCGCGTGTCGCGCGTCTGAAATACGCCGAGCTCCATCTCGATGTTTACGTTACTGAAATCGATTCTTTTCATCTGTCGTTTGTGGTTTATGTGTTGAACTGTTTATGCGTTGTGTGTGGTGGGCTTTACACCGTAGGCTCAGGCTCGATGATGGTCACCTTGAAGGTGCCCACGTTTCGGCCGTCAACAAACGTCTTTACAATATCCGATATGGCGGACGTGTAGACCTGCCCGGTGTAGACCGTGCTGCCATCAATAGCAACCGAAAAGGAAACCGTGACCGTGACACCCAGCAAAGCCTTCGTGAAGGCTGTAAAGCGCGTGACAAGTTCAGCGGCCGAATCTGTCACGATGAAGCAATCCAGTGAGATCGTACGTGCCTCATAGACGGGGACCTCGAGGTCTGGCAGATAGCCGTTGTGATCCGGGTATTCGTACGTCTTTGGCTTCTTACGTGTAGGGGCTCCGAGGAAGCCGCCGCCGTTGGAAACATAGACGCCGTACGCCTCGAAAGGAGTACCGTTGTATTGATAGCTGACTTTCATGGCGGCAAAAGTATTTCCGAGGGTTCGTGAGGTCAGTCAGAAAAACTTCAGTATGTCTCTTTATGCTTCTCGATGATCTTTATCTGCCCCGTAGATCCGGGAGCAACGACAACACGCGCACCGCCGTAACGGTTGACGCAGATCTTCGCTACATCGCTCGCCGAAACGGTTACCTCCGAGCGATCGAAGGCGTCTACCATCACAAAGGCATGGTCTGTGGCCGTAACAGAGAGACTGGCGTCATGTTTGGCAAATACCTCCGTGACGGCATATCCGCTCACATGAATGTTGCCGCGAGTATCACCCAGCGCCACGCAGCGCTCAGGATTGGTAAGATTTACGCGATCGTCGAGGTAGATGCCATGCGTTTCCATCGTGCCCTTGAAGTGAGCGCGTATGAAGTCGTTATCCGGATAATCATTCGACAGACAGAAGTCAATACCACGGACGTACATGTCGAGCATGGCGTCTTTGTCATTGAGCACCTTCAGATCGCGATACCATTCATCGCAGATTCCTTTTCGGCGCGCCTCACGCGCAAGGGCTTTTGCAAGTGGATCCATATAAAGGGAGTTTGAGTGGTAAAACGTGAAATTTCAAAGTGTCCCGAGCTGCTGTTTGAGTCCGTCAGCGATAAGTCCCATCTCTTCCTGTAGGTCATCCGGGAAACCATACGTGCTGCCCGTGATTACATCATAACCGCGTGCCTCCACATAGAGAGCATAACGCGCACCGGCCACGATAACCGCAATAACGGCCCGTTCGCCGGCCTCCGAGGCGACACGGCGAGCGTAAGCCAGTCCCTCGGATACGCCCTCGGAGCCCTTTTCTCCGCCCTCGCTCTCGAAGTAATTGTACACCTCCCGGCCGCGATGAAAGACCACACATCCGATCGAGGATCGCAGTTTGTGTGTCTGGTCTTTGTAGGTATTTGTCTGCTTAGCGCGGCGAACCATTTTCAGGGCGGCTACTTTGTAGGCCTCTACGATGGCCTCTTCCACAGCATCGACTCTGGCATACACGGCGCGACGGATAGCATCCGGATCAAAAGAAGGGGTTACAGGCATAGCGAGTTAAAGTGTCGGTTCGAAGGCGGATGTGTAGACGCTGCGGGCGTCTTCGGCCTGTAGTTTCTCATAGGTAGCCTGCGGGTTCATCGAAACCCCGGCCTTTTCGATCGATTCCTCCTGCGAAACCACGGGCTTGTTGCCATTCGCCGTCAGCCAATAGTTCAGTTCGTCGATCTCATTCGTCAGCATGTAAGGAGTGATCTCGGGGGTGATCTCCATCTCATCGGCCACGGTGGCCAACGGCGGTGAAAAGAGGCCGATGTAAGCCTTGATGATGTTGGCGCGGCGTTGCAGATAGTCGTCGAAGATCTCCCGTTTGTCCTGCACCTTCAGATGGGCATCCATGAATAGCAGCTTCAGGGCGATGCCGGAAACAGCGCCGATACCCTTCACGGAATCGAAAGAGATGTCGGGCGTTTGCGTCAAGGTGTAGATCATTTTGAGGATCGTCTCGATCTCCAGACGCACCGATTCGGGGGCGTGCGCCCACGAGACGTAATTCATCGTCGACCCCTCATCGCCCTCAATGATGGCCCCGGCCTCGCCCTTCTTGCTAAAGCCTTGGATGTTCCCTGTGATAAAGAGCTTCGGGGAGGCGTGGTAATCGTTCGTATCGGCGAAGTTCGACAGCAGCGTCTCGAGTCGCGCTATGAGAGAGTTCACGATCGCCGTTTCCGTCTCGTCCTGCCGTGCGTACACCACGGGAATCTTCCCAATCGCCACAGCGCGGGGGTATCCCTCGGAGAGCGTCCACCCGTTGTCGCCACTCTGCCACATATAATGCGCATCGGCGGTGTAGGTCTCGAAGAAGTCCACCGTGTTCCCCGCGTCGTCCTTGCGGGCAAAGCTGCGAGAGAAAGCGACCATGTCGCCCGTCTCATCGAAATAGGGGTAAAGCGTGTCCCCGTTCGCGGGAGAGAATACGGCGCAGCGCAGCTTGAATCGAGAGGGGAAGCCGTAACGGTTGGACTCCGCCTCGGTCTCCACCGGATACCACAGTTCGGCGCACTCCTTATATCCAAACACACTGCGCGCCACACGGCGGTTGATTGAGTTACACTTCACCTCGCGCAGGATGCGGCCAAAGGCTCGCATGACGGCCTGCTGCTGCTCCGATTCGGTGTCTGCATTGTAGGACGGATCGTTGCCGAAAAGGAACGACACGGCGCGCTTGATGATGAGCTGCTGTATGGCGAGGCCAATGCGCGCCACGGGCTCGGGGCGTGTCGTCCCCTTGCTGCCCCCCGGCACATCGGAGGTCACCTGTAGGCCGCTCGATTCCTCCGAATCAGAAACGGCCACACGCTTATCGGGGCGTTTCGTTCGGTCGTTCACGTCGTGTTTCTCGGGGTCGATGGCTTTGCGGGCGGCCTCTACGTCAGGCTGCGGCGCGTTGCGCCCCTTCTTCAGGGCGTCGATCACATCAGAGGGGGTGCTTTGGCTGAAAATTTCTTTGAGGGTCATAGGGTTGAGCGTGTTTTGAGTTGAATGAAGTCTGTTGGGAGGATTAAGCGGCCGTCAGTAACCAAAGAGGCCAGCCACGGCGGAAGCAGAAGACGCTTTGCGGCGAAACTCCACCGTTCCCGTCAGGGCGTCCGGAGCATCGTCGTGCGCATTCGTCTCCATCTTGAGGTATCCCGTTAATGCCCCGGCAAACTCCGGAAAGCGGCGCTGCCATCCGAGAGGCATGTAGGTGAGATTCTGCACGGCAGCCGAATGGGTGAAGATGCGCACGGCCTTGTTTTGCGATTGGTGGAACCACTTGAAGTGCGTGCGGTCGTTGCCCATGCGGCGGCACTGCTGCTCCACAGCACGGGCATATCCACGGCCGCCGTTGTTTGACTCTACGACGCACTCCAAGACGGAATGCCGGGAGAGCATCTCAGCCAGCGCCGGCTCGGTGTACTCCATCGGGCGCTGCGTGTAAAGCACGTCCACGATGTAGTTGCCCGTCTCCGTCTCGTCGTAGACGATGGCGCAGAGGTAGTCGGCGCCCGTGTCTGCCGTGTCTACGTAGGCCTTGCGGGTGACGCGCTCCGCGGCCGGGCGGTATTCGTATTCCTGGAAGCCGCGGTCGTACATCAGTCCCTCGCTGGGCTTCGGGTCTTGCTGATAGAGCGAATCGAACACGTGAGGATTGCGGGCGCGAATGGTTTGCAGCTTTTCCAGCGAGTGACGCTCCGGCCAAAGCGCCTCCCCCTCCTGACGGGGGTCTACTTCGGTGGGTGCGCCGATCTTGATAGCCGGATAGACCACCACCTCCCACCCGCGGGGATTCGTCACTGGATCATAGGCGCCTTGCTCTCGGAGCAGCTTGCCGGCCAGATCATCCTCGTGCCAGCGGGTAAAGACGATCAGCTGCCGAGAGTGGTTGTGTAGACGCGTCTCGGCAACGGTGTCGTACCAGTCGGAGATATTCTCGCGCACCCTTGGCGACCATGCCTCTTTGGCGTCTTTGTAGATGTCATCCATGATCAGCAGGTCGACCGGGTCACCTGTCAACGGCCCGCCCACGCCCACGGTCTTGAAGCCACCCGCCCGGCCGACGATCTCGCATTCGTCTGCATTGCGCAGCCATGCGCCGGCGATCGTGGCCACGTTGGACGCATTGAGGCTTGTTGCGGGGAAGATGCGGCGGTATTCCTCCGTGTCGATGATGCGCTGTATCTCACGGTTGAACTTTCGCGCCTTCGTAGCGCTGTACGACACGATGGCGATCTTCGCGTCCGGGTTCTGCCCCAGCACAAAGGCCGGCAGCCGGCGGGTGGATCCTTCGCTTTTCCCATGTTGTGGGGGCACAAAGACCATCAGCCGGTCTATGTCGCCGCGGGCGAAGTCCGTCAGGCGGGCGTAATAGCGGCGATGGAACTCAGCCGGGTCGAAGTTGGGCATCGTGGCCACGGTGAAACTCAGCAGATCCGTGCGCGCTTTCCGCGTCAGGCTCTCGGAGAGCATCACGTAATACGCTTCACGGTCGGCGCGTGTCATTGCGGCTCCCCCCCCCCCCAGCTTCTTTTGCAGCGTCCGGATGCGGGCGTTCAGCTCCTCATCCGAAAGGCCGGCGAAGAGGTCGCGCCCGTCCTTCCCGGTCACCTCCGTATTCATGCGATTCTTCCAATGCTCGGGGTCACGATTGCAAAGCGTGAAGATGATGGCCGCGGCCGAGGGCGGTATGTGCTTCTTGATCTTCACGTGCTCTTTCACGCGAGTGATCGCTTTACCCTCAGCGTCACGCTTTCCGGTGTCGACAGCGATGGTGCGCTCCTCGATGACTTCATAGCCTGTGAGTAGTCGGTAGATGGATTGATTCGCCACCTCCCCGATACGATCGTAGGCCGCTTGCCGCGCTTTGTTGACAGCGTCGGCGAAGTCGGCCTTATGCTTAACCCATTCATAGAAAGTGTCTTTGTGTATGTGTACATTCCGGCAGACGCTTTGCACAGTCTCCCCTTCCTCGAGGCGTCGGCAGATCTGCTCGGCGATGTCTTTGTTATAGCGTGCCATACTTCCGAGGGTGTTTCATGTTTTCTTGAATTGTTCGGAGATGATCTTGGGGACGGCCGCGTTCCAGTTGATACTGTGATGCAGGCGACGGTGTTTCGTGCCCATCATGCGAATGCAGGCACAGGCGGGAGCATACATGACGGTGTAGAACGACTTTACGTATGTGCCACTATCGAGATAGATGTCGGTCATACCACCTGATGACTGCTGCGTGCTAACCTGATTCAATGCCACATGTGGGACCTGAAGAAACAGTGATCCACGGCTGCCCAGTACGACATACGTGTTCACGTCTTCATTGATCTTTCCGAAGAAGCGAAAGGGCTGTTCGGTGTCGCAGATGAAAGAGTTCATCGCCTTCCTTTTGAGGATCTCGCCCTGTACGAGGTTATTCTCTTTGCCTCCCATAAAGTCTCCACGCTGCGCCATTGCTACGGTTAGGGCACCGACGTTATTCTTGAAATCAATCAGCGTGTCGAACACCTTATCCAAGGTGCGGATGCCACGCTGCTTCAGTTCGCCCTCCCGGGTGTAGGTGTAGGAAAACTCTTGATAATCGTCGTCCAGCTCGATAAAGTAGCGATAGCCACGCTCTCGGGCGATCTGAAAAGCTACGTTGCGGGCATAGATGATAGCGCGGCGGTCTTGAAAGTTGTCCCCCTCGTCAATCTGTGCGGCCACGGCCTTCTTATCGAAGACGTAGACGTCTGGGAACTTCTTCTTGTATTCTTCCAGCGTAGCATCCTCATCGTCTACAACGATGATGATCGGCCCCGTGTAGCCATGCTTTCGGAGTGCACTGTAGGTGATGACCTTATCCGGCCGGCCGTGCGTGAGGATCAATGCGACAAAGCTG